TTAATAATTACAAAACTTAATAAATATGTACAGTATTAGAACAAATTACGGAACAACACACCAATACATTGAAAGTTGGAAAGAATGGGATATAGACGAGAACTTTATAGAATTTAAACAAAAAGGTAATTTGTTGATTATACACAAAAGCCAAATTTTAACAATCTATAAGTAGTTATTATATATAGCCTTTGTTGTAACACGTTTTAATGTGATTACAACACCAAGATAAGAAAGCGTGCAATGCTTCTTATCAACTGTTGACCCACGTTTTAATGTGGGTAATGAAATAAAGTAAAAAAAAGCTTGTGTATTAAATAAATAGTATTTACCTTTGTACAATAATAATTAAAACCCAATAGAATGAATTTAAGAGAAACATTAAGTAAAATCCAGACTGAGCTAAAAGCTAAGAAAGGTCAGACAAACGCTTTCGGAAAGTATAGCTACAGGTCTGCGGAAGACGTTTTAGAAGCTCTAAAGCCTTTAAATGAAAAGTACAATACTTATGTACTAATTACAGAGTCTTTAATAGGAGACGGTATCTTACAGAGTGAAGCTACTATATCTAACATAGAAGGAGAGTCTATATCTGCTAACGCAATCGTAGGAATTGATATGAATCAGAAAGGAATGTCTTTACCTCAAAAATATGGTAGTGCCTCTTCTTATGGTAAAAAGTACGCTTTAGGTAATTTATTTGCTATTGACAATACAGCAGACGCTGACGCTTTAAATAAGCACGGTAAGGAAGCTCCTAAGAAAGAATCTTTAACAGAGAGCTCTAGTAGTTATGTAAAAGTAGTAACTGCCTTAAAAGCAGGCTCTGCTACAGTAGCTCAAGTACAAAGCAAATTTAACGTATCACCAGAATTATTAACTAAATTAAAATCAATATAATGAAAAAAGTAGTAAAAGAAGTAGAAGAGAAAGTAGAAGAGCAAAATCAACCAACTAAGGTAACTTATGATATTGAAACAATTAACAAAGTAATGCTGTATTTAGGCTCTAAGCCTTATAGCGAAGTACAAGAGTTATTTGCTTTATTACAAAAAGGAGAGTTATCTTAAAAAAAAAGTAGTAATTAATTAGGTAAATCCAAATAAAAGTTTTACCTTTGTCAAACGAAGCAATGGAGCTTCACTAAAACCCAATTAAATTATGAGTGCAATTATCAGTTTAGGAATCAACAGAGACAAATTAGTATTTAACGAAAAAGGATGGGCAAATGTAACTGTCTTTTTAGATGACAACACAAACCCTTATGGACAGAATGCTTCTGCTATTATGGAGCAATCTAAAGAACAGAGAGAAGCTAAAGAGCCTAGAACTTACTTAGGTAATGGTAAAGTAGTTTGGACAGATGGAAACATTAAACCAGCAGACAAAGTAGAAAGAGAGACTGCAGGGTCTGAGCAATCTACTGCAGGTAGAGCTACTCCAGATTTACCGTTTTAGTGAGAAGTTAATTAAATTATAGGGAGTGTAAAAGCTCCCTTTTTTATTCACTAATAAAACTTATAACAAATGATAACAACTTTAGACCATATCAAAGGTAAATTACTAGACGTCAAGTATGACCGTATAGAGCAAGGATTACCTTTAGATGTAGAAGCTATAGACGAATACTTAAGATTTAAGAAAGGAGCTTTTAATATTTGTGTAGGACACGCCAATACTGGAAAGACAACTACTATATTATACTTAATGATGGCTTACGCTATGAAGCACGACCTTAAATGGTTAATTTTCTCTTCTGAAAATACAGACTACAGTATAGCTCGTAAACTATTAGAATTTAGAACAGGAGAACCAATACAAAAGATACCTGACGCTATTATAGATATAGAACTTAAATGGATTAATGACCACTTTAAAATTATAGCAGTAGATAAAATATACACAGCACGTAGCTTAATGGATGAGGCTAAGTCTATTAAAGATGCTTGGAACTATGACGGTTTATTAGTAGACCCTTATAACTCTTTAGCAAAAGATGCTCAGTTACTAAGAACAGTAGGAGGTCACGAATACGATTACCAGATAGCTTCAGAGATGAGATTATTTTGTAAAAAAGAAAATGTTTCTATGTGGTTGAATTGTCACGCTGTTACAGAAGCATTAAGACGTACTCACGATGCACAGCACGAGTTCGCAGGTTTTCCTAAGCCTCCTAGTATGGCAGATGTAGAAGGTGGTGGTAAATGGGGCAACAGAGCTGACGATGTTATAGCTATTCATAGATATACACAGCACCCAACTAGATGGATGGTTTCAGATATCCACGTAAAGAAAGTAAAAGAAACAGAAACAGGCGGAAGACCAACTTCTATGGACTCACCTATATCGCTTCGAATGATGCCTTCTAACGTAACATTTACCATAGCAGGTAGAGATATTATAATACCATCACTAAAACAAAGCAAAACAGAATCTAAAATCGAATTTTAATGGAACAGATAAAAGACACAAACAGAGCTCTAGTACTACTTACTAAATACCATAAAGAATATATTAAAATGGCTAAGGCTATTTCAGGTAATAATATAAACGTTAGAAACTATGCAGAAGACTACGTACAAGAAGCTTATTTAAGACTAAGTAGATACGATAACTTATACGAGAAAGTAGTTAACGCTAAAGGTAAAGTATCAAAAGGCTATATGTTTTTCTGCCTTAGAAGTATTATATTAAATGACATTAAAAAGAAATCTAATATTAAGTTTTCATTCTTAGGGAGTCAATACGATTTTGAAGAGAAGTATAACTGGATAGACGAAGGTGTAGACCCTTTTATACCTGCCTGTAGTAGATTAGAAGATAAGATGTATGAAGTGCTTAAAAGAGAGGCTAAGTGGTTTGATTACGAATTATTTAAGAAGTATTTAAAGACAGGTAAAAGCTTTAAGACTTTAGCTCAAGAGAGTAGATTAGGAGTAAGAACTATTTACCTATCTGTCAAAAGATGTAAGCTACTAATAGCAGAGCACTTATATGAAGACTATGCGGATTTCTTAAATGGTGATTACTCTTACATAAAATAAACAACAAAAAGCTTGTGTATGTCATTTATTTGATATACATTTGCTTTAATATTAATTAAAACCTTAATAATATGGATGTTAACGAAAAGATTTTCTTACTAAACTCAGAGGGATTAAGTCCTTCTAAGATAGCACAGAAGATGAAGATTAAAAAAGCAGTAGTTCTAGACATACTAGGAGAGTCTGCTAACAAAGGACTAGGAACTAAGATAGCTGATGTAACAAGTGCTTTAGGCTTAGATGTATTAGCTGAGACTGTAGCAGATGTTCTAGGAGCTGACGACTGCGGATGTGCTAAAAGAGCAGAGGACTTAAATAAGATATTCCCTAATAGAGCTCTTAATGATTTATCAATAGAAGACTTTAACTATCTAACTGAATTTTTTATATTTAAGCGAAGCTCTGTAAGTTCATTAGAGCAAAAAAAGTTAGTAGATATATTCAATAGAGTATTTAACTCTAAAAGAGTGGTTTCTAATTGTTCACCTTGTGTAGCTAATTTAATCAGAGATTTAAAAAAGATATATGGAGCAGTTGACAACTAAGAAGTTAAATAAAAAGAAAGTGAAAGAGTTAGTAGCTATAGCAGACCAGATGGCAACACGTCTGCAATGGTTACACTCTACAGGAAAGCACAAAAGTGACCCTGATATGTATAAACGTTTAGCTCTAGAGATTTATCATATTTCAGAGCTAATAGATGAGAAGTTAAGAGTAAAGAAACTAAAACCCAAAGTAAATTATGGCAACTAGAAAAAAAGACTTTAGACCTAGATTAAAAGGAAACATTAAAAAGGCTTACGAGAACTTAGTAAAAGTAGAAGATAAGATATTAGTTATAGGTGATTTACACGAGCCTTTCTGTCTAGACGGTTACTTAGCTCACTGTAAGGCTGTCTACGCTAAACACAACTGTAATAAGGTTATATTCATAGGAGACGTGATAGATAATCATTACTCTTCATTTCACGAGCCTGACCCTGATGGCTTAGGTGGTGGTGATGAGTTAGACTTAGCTATAAGAAGGTTGAGTAAATGGTATAAAGCCTTTCCTGTAGCAGATGTATGCATCGGAAATCACGACCGTATTGTGACCAGGAAGGCCTTCTCTGGAGGTGTACCTAAGAGATGGATTAAAGGAATGGCAGAAGTTTTAGAGACTCCTAATTGGATTTATAACACTAAGTTTATTTACGATAATGTACAATACATTCACGGTGAATCAGGTAGGGCTTCTAAGAAAGCTAAAGATGATATGATGTCTACAGTGCAGGGTCACAGGCATACTGAAATGTTTACAGAGTTTATAGTAGGAGCTAATTATAAAGTGTTCGGATGTGCTGTAGGATGCGGTATAGACGTTAGAAGCTACGCTATGGCTTATGGTAAAAACTTTAAGAAGCCTGCTATTGGATGTGCTGTAGTATT